AGTTGTTCACGGTACTATTGCCAAGCGTATTCTTGAGTTTATGAGTAATGGTCTTCCGTTTGAGCCTCTGGTAAAGTTCTTGGAAAATGTTTCTGAGAACCCAAGTTATCAGAGTCAGGTAGAACTCTATGATTTTCTTGAGCATAAGAATCTACCTATTACTGATGACGGATGTTTCCTGGCTTATAAGGCAGTCCGAAAGGATTTCAAGGATAAGTATAAGGGAGTTTTTGATAATAGTGTTGGGCAGGTTTGTGAGATGCCTCGTTCAAAGGTAGACGATAATCGCAACATGAGTTGTTCTGCTGGTCTTCATGTTGGGGCACTTGATTATGTTGCTTCTTATGGAAGTCCAGATGCAGAGGACAAGATTATTATTGTAAAGGTGAATCCAAGAGATGCTGTTAGTGTTCCTACGGATAGCAGTCATCAGAAGTTGAGAACCTGTCGTTATGAAGTTGTTGGTCTTTATGAAGGCGAACTAAAGCGTCCTATGTATGAGACTACTGCAAATACTTATAGTCCATACTCAACGTATGATGATTATGATCCTGACTATGATGAAGGCTACGATGACGAAGATTATGATGATGAAGACGACGCTTATAATGAGCATTATTGGAATCAGTTCTAAAGTGTAGTGTGTGTTGAGCAGGTATCGTATAATGGTATTACCTTAGCCTTCCAAGCTAATGACGCGAGTTCGATTCTCGCTACCTGCTTTTTGGTTGCCATTGAAATAGGCGTTCTATTTCCCAGCCAGTTTTTTGTTTTCGGTTATTTCTAAAAAGAGGTGAGTGATGTTTAGTGGAGATGTTAGTTTCAATCCTTTCGCCAAAACGAATGACGGTTATGAGCAATTGACTCAAGGTTTAGGTAAAAAGTTTCTAGACTCTTTTGAACATAAGCACCATACGTTTTGCTATAACGGCAATCCTCGCAAGAAGATTAGTAGTATGAATCATACACATAGTCTTAATGAGTCATACTCTGCGAATAGAGATAATGGTGCAGATGTCTACTTTTATGTGAACGGAGCACGAAAGGTCTATGATATTAAAGAATTTGGTTGCTGTTTCTGCGACATGGATGCTGGGCGTGACGAAAATGGTTCTTATTTTAAGCCAAGTGTTGTGATGGAAAAGAAAAAGGAATTTCTAAAAAAGATCAATGAATTTCCTGTTGCTCCATCATGGGTTGTAGACACTAGAAATGGATACCAGTGTTATTGGTTGTTGGATCATACCAGCAGAAAAATAGTTGGCAAGAATAAAACATTCTGGAATGGTCTTCAGAAGAAGTTGGTAAATTACTTTGGTGGTGATCCACGAGCCATTAGAGCTAACCAGATTTATCGAGTCCCGTATACTTGGTGGAGAAAAGGCTGGGAAAATAAGGCTTCTTATATGACCAGCATTCTTCCTGGTAGCACAGGAAACAAAGTGAGTGTTTTGGATCTTAAATCAGCATTGACTGGTCAACCAGCAACATTGAACATTATCCCAGAACATTGTAGCGATGAATGGTACAAGGGTTATGCTAAGGCATATAAAGCTGCTGACGAAAATGGAGTCCCAGTATCGGCAAATATTGCTCAAGAAATCCTAAAAGACATGAAAATAGATGCAAGAAATGTTCAAACAGTTATGATGGAGTCTATTATGAACACGAATCCAGTTGTGTCTTCTGGTTTTATACCAACAAAATGTTGCAATACTAATGTGCCATCAAATACCGATGAGTTGGACGAGACTGAAACAGATGGTGTTACTGGTGTTCTATCAGAAATGGATGCCCTAGACGACACTGATTTAAACCCAGACACTCAGCAGACGTTTCTTTTAAAGAAGGTCGTAGAGTTCCTAAATCAAGCCTCTACGCCTCTATACTTCAGCAAGAACCAGTTTCTAAGTAGGTGTGCGAAGGAGTTAGCTAATGAAATTAGCGACAAGTTTTGCATTGGATAATGGATTCGTCATTAGGGGATTGGAGCAATCCATCCCCTTTTGATAATCACTAACTAAAGGAGCCATCCTATGAGAAGAGGAAAACCTAGTCATACCTTATGGATTTTGATAAACTCTGAGGAAAATATCAAACAAAAGTTCATAGATCTAATACATGATATACCCTCAATAGAGATTCAGAGAATATTGAGAAATCAAGGATTTGAAGGTAAAACATATGATTTGAGTAAATCCATGATTAGTATATGGAAACGACGCCTTGGTATAAAATCCAGCAGAGGTAGGCCAGAGAAAATATACATACCAGATGACTGAAGGACAAAGCTATGCACGAACCTTATGACGATTTTGAGGATGAAGAAGATTATTACAAAAAAGACAATGCTCAAAATCAATATGAAAAATTCTTTTCTATAGACCCAGAATTGTGGGCAAAGTATGGTAATTGGTTTAATGAAATAGCTGAAGGGCTTTTTCAATCAGAACCAAATATTTGGATTGTTGCTTCTAATAATTTTAAAAAAACATATGGAACATATTATGTAGGTTCAAATATTCATAATCTACCAATATACAAACAAAATATAATCATAGATAAACTTGACCTTGAATATAAAGAACATATCAAAAGTAACGCAAAACATTTTTTAGAACAACCCGATTACTATAAAGGGATGTTTGAGATACTAAACTAGGAAAATATAAATGTATGAAGACGATTTAAACGAAGATAAAGAAAATCTAATCTACGTTATGGACAATTTAGAAAAATTTGTGAATGAAATTAGAAGAATTGTTTTCGCGGGATTTGGAGCAACAGATATAACAGATGATGTACTTTCAGAATTAATGTCCGAAATAGATCAAGAAGAACTAGATAAAACAATTACATACGAAGAATGTCTAAATATTGCATACGAATACATCTCTATCAAAAAAACAAGAAAAGGCAAGAGAAAAATTATTATCACAGAACAAAACTTCAATAAATTGATCGAAGACATAAATTCTAGGCTAGTTAGTAATATTTTGGTTCAACTAGTTGATAGAGGAGATTTGGAAACTGCTTGGGACGAAGAGTCAAACGATTTTATTTTTTGGGTTCCAGATAACGATGAAAACAAAAAAAAATAATGATCTTCTTCCTGTAGATTTAGATGCTCATTTTAAGTACATATGTCCTGGGTGTGGGGTTAATCATTGGGTTTCTTTAAGAGAAGCCAAAACAAAAGGATTTATAATAGTCTGTGATTGCTACGTTACTTTTAGCGTAAGAACAATATCAAAAATTTCAATAGAATATAGCGACACTACAAACAAACATAATAAAAAAGTAAAAAGTAAAAATCAGAATAGTATTATAGAACAAAAAAAAGTTGAAACAAAAAAGCAAGAACAGAGAACCTACGCTATTGACTTTCTTGACGAGTGTGCTAAAATGTTAGTAGGTCTGGGATATACCAGATCGGAGGTTAAAGAGATCATCGCAAAAACCAAAGAAAAAAATACTAATTTGGATAGCACAACAGATTTTATAAAGTACGCAATAAATAATTTTGGAGAATATTATGACTAACATTCTGCGGCCAACAAATTTTGAAGATGTCATTGGGCAAGAAGACGTTGTAAAGCGTCTAAAAATTAATTCTGCTGGATGTAAAATTTCTGGTAGTGTAATGCCTCACGTTTTAATTGACGGGCCTCCTGGCCTCGGAAAAACTACTATTTCAAGTGCTATTGCCAATGAACTACAAGTAGATATGTATACCTGCAACGCCGCTAATCTTCGTAGCGTTAAAAGCATTCTACCATATCTAATGGGAATTTCTCCAAGGGCAGTTTTGTTTATTGATGAAATCCATAGACTTCCTAAGCTTGTCGAAGAGTTTCTATATCCAGTAATGGAAGACTTTAAAATGAGCATTTCGTCTGGAGAAGAAACAGAAGAAATGGAACTTCCCCAATTTACTCTTGTAGGGGCAACTACAAGCGGAGGCAGTTTAAGCCAGCCTTTTTATGATCGCTTTACCATTAAAGAGCACTTGAATTTTTATTCTACTGATGAACTAGCTAAACTAGCAAGATTGAATGCTAAAAAGATGGGACTTACTGTATCCGACAGAGATCTTATTGAAATAGCAAAAAGAAGCAAAGGTACTCCAAGAATTCTTAACGCAAGGCTAAAATGGTATCAGAACTATATTCTTAGTGTTGGGAATGACGGAATCGACGCAATTTTTAATACTCAAGGGATTGATTGTTTTGGTATGGACGTTTATGATAGGTTGTATATCGAAGTCTTGGAAAAGAACGTCGGCAATCCACTAGGAATTAAAAGTATTAGTTCTTTGACAGGAATTGCTGTAGAAACTATTGAAAATAGTATTGAGCCATATTTGGTGCGAGAAGGTTATGCTGTTCGTACACAAAAAGGTCGAGCCCTTGGAAAGACTAGGAGAAAATAATGAAGAATAAATTTGATGAAGAAAAATGGGACAAAAGATTTCTTGGAATGGCTCAGTTTGTTTCTACATGGAGCAAAGATCCGAGTACAAAAGTAGGGGCAGTAATCACCGACGGAAATAAAAAGATCGTATCTTTAGGATATAATGGTTTGCCTCAATGGGTTGAAGACGATCCAGAAATTCTATTAAATAGAGAAGAGAAATACAAATACATTATTCATGCTGAAGTCAATGCGATATTGCAAGCTAATAAAGACAACTTTTTTGCTGGTACTATTTATACCTATCCTTTTCTTACTTGTCCTCAATGTGCCTCCATGATTATTCAGGCTGGAATTATGCGCGTTGTTTCTTATAGGTGTATTGATGAAAGATGGATTCCTAGAATCGAAGATAGCAAAAGACTATTGGAGATGGCCGATGTTGAAATTATGGAATACCCAGCACTAAAATAGTATCATATAAAAAATGATAGTCTGTATAAATGAAAAAATCATTATTATTACTCCATCTAAAACAGGATCATGCTCTCTTCATGACGCATTATGTCAACAACAAAACTATATTTATGTTATAGGACCAAGGATAATAAATAAACAAACCAATGACTACACAATAGATCGACATTCTTTTGTATGCGAGAATATTTTTTTAAAACATGTGACAGGGAATTTCAGAACTGTTTGCATAACAAGAAATCCTTTTGATAGATTAAAATCTTTGTACAAACACTGGATTTTTCATAAAAATTTCACAGGGGTAATAGAAAATTTTTACCGTGAATGTATTAATGTTGCACATCAAGATAGTTTTTTATCAAACATAGCCACACTTTGTGCCAAAACAAACTGCAATATTGATGAATTTTGGAAAATAGAAAATATTGAGATGCACTTGAACGAAAACAACATTACATTTGATAGCATAAACAAAAGGAACGTTTTAAACATAGACGAAATCGACAAAATAAACAACGATAATTTGAATTTTGCAATGGATTGGATAGAACCAGACTTAATAAAATTTGATTACTAAGGTTGGTGGAGTACCTAAACTAAATAGATAGGAAAGAAGAGTAGGTTTTGGTGTATCTTTAGATTTAAGGAGATACATTATGAAAACTGTATTGTTCTGGTTGTTATTATGTTCTACTAGTTTAGGTAAAGACCATTGGGCTATAGGAGGTTGGGATTGTAGGAGTTGGGGCAGCATAAAATTAACTGAAGATTTTTTTGCATTTGATCTGGACCCCCAAGGAGAAATGCAAGACTGGGGAGCTTGGCAAAATTATGATCAACATTCTATAGTGATAATTTGGATGGATTCATACAGAATAGAAATAATCAATGAACATTATGGTAAATTTTATAGACAGATGGCGATAGAAGGATTTGGTATCGTATCCGAAGTAGAAGAAACTAAAAAAATCATCAAAGAGAAATAATGCCATGCTTTATCTATCTAGAAGAAATTTTATTACAATAGGAAGCGCCGTATTGGGATCGTCTTGCATTAATCTTCCTAAGATACTTCAAGCTCAAGAAAATAACGGAAAACATAAAGCTCTTATAAATATCTTTCTTGCTGGTGGGCCTCCTCATTTAGATTTGTGGGATTTAAAACCAGATGCTCCACAAGAAATTAGAGGAGCATTTAATCCAATCAAAACCAATGTGAATGGAATTGAAATATGTGAAGTTTTTGAGAAACTAGCAAAAAGAATGGACAAATGTACTATCATACGATCCATTACAGGCTCTCACGGCGACCATGCGAGTTTTCAATGTATGACAGGGTGGAAGCCTGACAGTTTAAAAAACATTGGTGGAAGACCCTCTATTGGGTCTGTGGTGACTAAACTGCAAGGACCAGTGGATTCTGCTGTACCTCCTTATGTTGGATTAGCAGAAACCACAAAACATATTCCCTGGAGCGATTCTGGTAGCGGAGGTTTTTTGGGTCCAATTTATAATCCTTTTAAACCTAGCGGTAAGGGATTAGACGACATGATATTAAAGGGAAGTCTAGACAGACTAGCAGAAAGAAAAAATCTATTATCTAAACTCGATAATATGAGAAGAGAAATAGATAATAAAGAAAAAATAGCTAGTGCTGATGAATATACTCAAAAATCTTTTGACATATTAACAGATAGCAAATTACTCAATGCTCTAGATTTATCTAAAGTAGATAGCGATACTCTAGCAATGTACGGTGACGGCAAACCATTTAATTTTCAATATGATGGAGCACCAACAGATAATAGTCACTTGCTTATGGCAAAAAGACTAATTGAAGCGGGCGTAAGGGTTGTGAGTTTGAGTTATGGTAGATGGGATAGTCATGGCAATAATTTTGATTTAGTCAAAGATCATGGAACAAAACTTGACCAATGTCTTAGCGCTTTAATAGATGATTTAGAAAGGTCAGAACTTCTTGATACTACTACGGTTATTGTATGGGGAGAATTTGGTAGAACTCCTAAGATAAATCAAGACGCAGGGAGAGATCACTGGCCTCAAGTCAATTCTGCTCTATTATTAGGAGGAGGAATGAGACATGGGCAAGTTATTGGCTCAACAAACAAAAATGGAGAAGTCGCACAAAACAGGCCCGTTGATGTACAAGAAGTAGTTTCGACACTGTATCATAGTTTGGGGATAGATACATCTCAGACAACAATTATAGACACAACAGGAAGACCTCAATATTTATCAGATTATAACCCAATAAGAGAATTAGTGTGAACAGAAGAAAATTTTTAACTGTCGGAAGTCTTGCTGGTCTTGGATTAACATTGCCTTCTTATTTAAAAGCCAAGGCAGAAGATTCTTTAAGCCCAAAAGCAAAAGCACAGTCAGTCATTTATATCTATTTGCCAGGAGGAATGGCTCACCAAGAAAGTTTTGGACCCAAACCTCTAGCACCAGTAGAGTATCGTGGTCCACTAAAAAGTATTAGCACAAAAATACCTGGTGTATTCTTTAGTCAATATTTATCAGAGACCGCGAAAATCGCTGATAAAATTACAGTTATTAACTCTATGACCCATAGCGAAACAGCCCATGAACGTGGGACAAACAATATGTTTACAGGTTATAGACCCTCCCCTGCCCTACAATACCCAAGTTTCGGGGCTATTGTTAGCCATGAGTTAGGAGTACGCAATAATATCCCGCCTTATGTTTCGATACCAACAGTTGCTAATGAATTTGCTGGTACTGGCTATCTTAGCAGTTCTTATAGTTCTTTTAGTCTTGGTAGTAATCCTGAAAGCCCAAACTTTAAAGTTAGGGATTTACGCTTACCAGACAATATTAGCCTGGAAAGGTTTGACAAAAGAAAGCAAATACTCGATATTGTCAACAATAAATTTTCTGGGGAACAGTCTTCCGATAAACTTACAGCCCTTGATACTTTCTATCAAAATGCTTTTGATCTCATGTCTTCAGATAGTGCTATTAATGCTTTTGATTTGAGCAAAGAAAACGAGGCGACAAAGGAGTTATACGGTAAAAACGCAGCAGGAATGCGTATGCTTTTGAGTAGAAGATTAGTTGAAGCAGGAGTGCGATTTGTAACGATGACTTATGGAGGATGGGATCACCATGACAATATTGCTGGGCAAATGGAAAGAAATTTACCACAATTCGATAAAGCATTTGGAGCACTGATAAATGATCTTGACAACAGAGGAATGCTGGATTCTACTCTTGTTATCGTTGGAACAGAATTTGGAAGAACTCCTAAAATTAATCCTACAAGCGGGAGGGATCATTGGCCTAAAGTTTATAGCACAGTATTGGCTGGAGGCGGCATTAAACGGGGTTTGTTCTATGGCAAAAGCGATGCTACAGGAAGCGAACCACTAGAAAATCCTGTCACAGTTGACAACTGGGCAGCAACAATCTATAACTTAGTAGGTATCGACCATGAGAAAACTCTTATGGCCCCAGGAAATAGGCCCGTAAAAATTATTGATGGGGGCAAACCAATTACAGATTTGATAGCATAATTAATTTCTATTAAGAAAAAATGTGTATAACTATAGTAGAAAGGGGTTTCTACTATGAGATATATTATTACTTTATTACTATGTTTTTTGTATATTGAAAATACATCTTTCGCTCAGTGTGCTAGTTGTAATGCTTCTTCAGGATTTAATTCTTATTATGGTAATAATTTTTATGTAGAATATGCTTCGCAGCCACAAAATAATATTTTGCAAAATAGAGATTCAGATTTAGTTCAAATAAAAGACATAGAAATAGCTATACAAAACGCTAAAGACAACAATAAAGCTCTTTTATTAATTTTTGTTGCCGATTGGTGCAAATATTGTCAGCCCTTAAAAAGCGCGGTACAAAATAATATAGACGAAATTAATAAAAAATTTGTAGTATGTTATGTTGATTTTGATTCTCATGCAGACTTAGCAAAAAAATATAACATCAAAGCTTTGCCTTCTTCTGTTTTCGTAAAAAGTAATGGAGATAGAAGAACAATAAGGGGATTTGGAAATTTTCAAAGCTACAAACAGCATTTGGAGTTATAAAATTGAGCTATATACATCAGCATTTTTTACTGTTTTCTTTTGTCTTTTTCTTTATAGGTTTCATCTCTAGCTATTGTTTATTTGGTGTAAAAAGTCAATCGATAACAGAAAACGAAACAGAATCGTTTTTCTCAAAAGAAAAAAAGAAAAAACCAAAAATAAATCAAGACATATTGATAGACAACACAACACATGTTGTTTCAATCAATACAGAGGGTTTAGAAAAAAAATACGAAGAAATTGGAAACAACAAAACAAAACAAGAAAATATTTCATCAAGTATAGACAAGCTAAAAACCTTAAAAAAATAAGGAGTATATCATGGCAGGATTAGATGTTGGTACAAGCTATATAGTTTTATCAAGAAAAAGTAAAGAAGGAATTGACTACAAAGAATTTAGAGATGCATATTATACCATAAAGCCAACAACTCCTGTTGCCACAAAAATGATAGAAAAAGGATTACAAGGAAAAGTTTTTATTAAAGACCAAGACGGAACATTTATTTTGCTTGGTAAAGACGCTATTGAGAAAGCTGTAGAAAGAAATGATTTAGCTAAAAGACCTATGTACCGTGGAGTTGTGTCTTCTAAAGACAAAGATTCTAAACGAGTATTGGCTTTTATTTTAAAAGAAGTTGTTGGAGAACCAACAGAACCAAATGAGAAATTAGTTTATTGTGTTCCAGCACAACCTGTAGATCAAGAAGATGAGGATTTTGACGTTGGATATCATGAAGATTTAATTAATCAAATTTTGGGAGAAGTAGGTTATGACCCAAGATCAATAAAAGAAGCAGAAGCTCTATGTTATTCAGAACTAGAGGATGATGATTATACTGGAATTGGAGTAAGTTGTGGAGCAGGAATGACAAATGTTTGTATTATGTTGAATGGCGAGCCCGTAGTTAATTTTAGTACAACAAAATCGGGAGATTGGGTTGATCGTATGAGTGCTGTAGCCACAGGAGAAAATGATACTTTAGTACAAGCAGAAAAAGAAGAAGGAGAATTTATTATTGGGCAACCAAACGACAATCCTATTTTAGAAGCTGTTTCTTCATATTATTTAAGACTAATTGATTATACAACAAAACAAATTACTGCACATATTAATAGGTCTAAAGCCTTGCCAAAGTTTAAAGAGCCAATTAAAATTGTTGTGGCTGGAGGTACAAGCAAAGCTAAAGGATATATCGAAAGTTTTGAAAAGCTTTTATCTGCAAACGACTTCCCATTACCTGTTAAATCAGTAGTACACGCTAGTGAACCACTGCTTGCTGTTAGTAAAGGATGTTTAATAGCTTCTAGCATATTAGACTAGTGACTTGATAAAATATGTTTAATTTTTTCAAACAAAAAATTAGATTTGCTTATAGGTCTCCTAAATGGAGTACCATAAGAAAAAAATTTATATCAAGAAATCCTATATGTGCTGCTTGTGGAAGTTCTAAAAATTTAGAAGTTCATCATATAAAACCGGTACATTTATTCCCAGAAAAAGAATTGGATATTAATAATTTAATTACATTATGTGGAGACAAATGTCATATTTTATTCGGACATTGTATGGATTTTAAATCATGGAACCCAAATGTCATAGAAGACTGTCATAGAATACGGGAAAGGATTAAAAATAGACCATAATATAAAGTCTATAATTTAGCCACTCGGCTTCTTGACATCTTCGGCTTCGTTTGTTATAATATGTAGAAGGTTCGTGTTTATTAAGGAGTTTCTATTGAAATGAAAGATGATATAGAAGACAGAAAAACATATAGAAAAACAAAAATTGAACAAAAAAATAAGCACTTTAAAAAAGTAGAAGAAGAATATCAAAAAAATAAATTCTTCAAAAAAGAGCTGAAAAATAAAATGCAAGAAATAGAAGATGAAGAAACTTGGGAGTATTGGAAGGATATGTATAAATGAAATTTTTAGAGGAATTAAGCCCAGGAGAATGTTTTGAGTTTGAAAAAAATTTTTTTATTTTGACCAAAGATTACAAAACCAATAAGCAACAAGAAAAATTAAGTGCTTGCGTTGACATAAAAGACGGAAATAGCAGATGGATAAGTGGTGGAGCAATAATTGATTTGGTTCCTTTGTATACCATAGACCTAGAAAATAATATAATTCCGATTAAAGAATCCAAAAAATCTGATGAAAATAACTTTTAGCAAATTATTAACTTTCGCAAAAGCTTTATTGTTTCATATAGGTTGTGGTATGCCAAAAAGTAGTCAATCTCTTATTGATTACAGATGGAATGTTTGTTACGATTGTGACTATTTATACGAAAAAAAACAATGTTTACATTGTGGTTGTAATGTAAGTAATAAAAAAATATTTCTCAATAAATTGGCGTGGAAAGACCAAAAATGCCCAATTGAAAAATGGTAAACACTCATGAGAACAACTAAAAAAATATTAAAAAACAACAGCTTAAAAACCAACTACACATCTGTATTCAAAAAAAACATATTTGATTGTATTCTTAATATGGTTAATGCAGAAGAAAATGGATCTACAGTTATTGTTCCACATGTTTGCAATAATGTAAATGAATTCAATATAGGTTTTGCTAAAGCTGTTTCTGAGCATTACCCAATTGTTAAAGAAAACTTTCACATGTATACCAGTAAAGCAAAATTAGGAAGTACACAATTTGTAGAAGTCGTAAAAAACAATAAATACGGCCATAGAATTATTTTTGCAAATATGATCGCTCAGAATGGATTATATAGCCCTAAAAACACAAGACCCATAAATTATGCGGCGTTGGTTTATTGTATGAACAACGTTAGAAATTATGTTAAAAAACTAGAAAAAGAGGAAGAAATATTTAGAGTAGAAATACATTCTCCAAAGCTTGGTAGCGGTATGTCTGGTGGTGATTGGAAAATTATCTCAGAATTAATTTGCGATACTTGGGTAGACATCAAAAACATTTACATCTATTATACATAAAAATGAACATTATATGTGGTTTGATTATGGTTGCCGGTCTAATTCACGGACTGAATAAATTTTATTATGGAACAAATTACTATTCTTCTTCAGATAATATCTGGGATTTTTTGATAGGAAAATGACAAAGCGACTAATAAATAAAAGGGTCTATTTGGCAGGAGCGATAGACCGAGTGTCAGACAGAGGTGCGGGTTGGAGAGATTCTATTTCTCCGTTTTTGAGTAAGCTAGGGATCAAAATATTTAATCCTTTGACAAAGACATCCGAAATAGGTCAAGAGGATGAAAAAGTACATCAGTACAAAATTAAGCTCAAAAAAATTAAAAACTATGATGCCCTATCTAGTCTAATGAAAAGTATAAGGGCTACTGATCTTAGGCTTGTAGATATAAGCGATTTCATAATAGTTAATCTAAATCTTGATACTCATCCTTGTGGAACATACGAAGAAATTTTTCTGGCTAATAGACAAAAAAAGCCGATAATTATTCATGTTGAACAAGGAAAAGACGCAACGCCAGATTGGTTGTTTGGTACTATTCCACATGAAATGATTTTTTCCACATGGAAAGAAATTGAAGAGTATCTAATGTACATACATTCTGCCCAATATATCGAAACCTATAATAGATGGTATTTCTTCAATGAAAATAATTAATGAAACAAAACTAGATTTTGATGATGTTCTAATTAAACCGAAACGATCTAAATTAGATACCCGTAAAGACGTATGGGTTTATAGGTCTTTTACTTTCCCTTATGCAAAAACAGAACTTTCTGATTGTTGTCCTTTAGTAGCTTCTAACATGGATACTACAGGCAGTTTTTATATGGCAGACACAATGTCAAAGTTAAAAGCCATCACCTGCTTAAATAAGCATTATGAGGTTGAACAGTACTTGGATTATTATAGGAATAATTTATCTACTCTTTCCAATTTTGTTTTTTATTCTACCGGGACTTCTGATTCTGATTTAACAAAACTAGATATCGTCTTTGAGGCAACCAAATCTTTTCGTTGGTCCACCCCAAATATTTGCGTAGATGTTGCCAATGGATATTCCGAAAAATTCGTTAAAGTTTTATCAAAGATTAGGAATAAATACCCTAAATCTATTATTATGGCTGGCAATGTTGTTACCCCAGAAATGACAGAAGAACTTATCATGCATGGAGGAGTGGACATTGTTAAAGTCGGCATAGGTTCTGGCAGCGTATGTACCACCCGATTAAAAACTGGTATAGGTTATCCACAATTAAGCGCAATAATAGAGTGTGCCGACGCTGCACATGGAGTAGGGGGGCATATATGTAGTGACGGAGGATGTAGGACTCCTGCTGATATATGTAAAGCATTTGGTGGTGGTGCTGATTTTGTTATGCTCGGAAGTATGCTGGCTGGTACGAATGAATGCGATGGAGAATGGACTTATGAATATTTAGCCGATAGTAGTGACCTAAAATTTTGGCAATCAATAGATCCGGGTTATCCAACCAAAACAAGAAAAAAGTTTTTAAAGTTTTATGGCATGAGCAGCAAAGAGGCCCAACAAAAATATAATGAAGGAGTTGCTGAATATAGAACTAGCGAAGGTCGTTGTGTTGAAATTCCGTACAAAGGTACTGCTGACGAAGTAATGAAAGATATTCTTGGTGGCATAAGAAGTGCTTGCACTTATGTTGGATCTTTCGGAATTAAAGACCTAAGTAAAAACACTACATTTATCAAAGTAAACAATACTCATAATAGGATTTATGAAAAATGAAAAATCTCAATATATCTTGTCCATTAGGGGGAACCGGATACGGAATAGCTTCTATAAACATACTCAGAGAGCTAGAAAAAGATAACCATATTTCTTTGTTTCCAATAGGAAGCCCTCATCCAGACAATGAAGAAGACGTTAAGCTTATACAAAAATTAATCATGAATCAAGATACGTTTGATTATGACGCTCCGTTTTTAAAAATATGGCATCAGTTTGATTTAGCTAACAAGATTGGCAACGAAAAATATTTTGCTTTTCCGTTTTTTGAACTAGATACTTTTACTAGCAGAGAAATACATAATCTGAATTATGTAGACCATTTAATTGTATCTTCTCAATGGGCGAAATCTGTCATAGAAGAAAACAATGTCAAAACAAAAGTTTCTGTAGCACCTTTAGGAGTAGACAGAACAATATTTAACGAAAAGAAAAATTCTGAAGAAGCTATGTCCAATCTTCCTTATGTTTTTATAAACATAGGTAAGTGGGAAAAAAGAAAAGGGCATGATATATTAATCGAATGCTTTAACGAAGCTTTTGAAGAAGAAGACAATGTGGAGTTATGGCTGGTTACTTTTAATCCGTTTTTAAATGAAGAACAGACCAAACAATGGCTAAATCTTGCAGCCTCTTCTAAGTTAAAAGATAAAATCAGAGTATTTAATAGGCTCAAAACCCATGATAATGTAGCAGAAATAATGTCTTACGCCAGTTGCGGCGTTTTTCCATCAAGAGGAGAAGGATGGAACCTAGAACTATTAGAAATGATGAGTTTGGGAAAGCCGGTGATTGCTACTAATTATTCTAGTCATACAGAATTTTGTAACAAAGACAATTCTTATCTCATAGATATCACAGATAAAGAATTGGCAAAAGATGGCAAATGGTTCGACGGAGAAGGCAACTGGGCTAAAATTGATGATGACCAAAAAAAACAAATCATAGAATATATGAGGTTCGTGTATAACAATAAAGTGGTGAATAACTTAGCTGGTATAGAAACAGCTAAAAAATATAGCTGGGAAAATACCGCTAATTGCATTAATACGATTTTACAAAACGAATAACAATGCCTATACCTAAGCCAAAACAAAACGAAGATAAACAAAAGTTTATATCTAGATGCATGGAAGATCCAGTCATGCGAAAAGAGTATCCAGATAATAAACAAAGAATAGCTGTATGTTTACAAAAAACACAAAAAAGCAAAAGCGACATATTGTCTAATGTAATAGAACTGTTGGGTTTGTATTTAAATTATGATGAATGTGAAGAATGTGGCTCTGTGGAGGAAGTGACTGCTCAAAATTACACAGAACCAAAATCTGAGGATTATGTGGACTTTAAAGAAGAGGTCATCGAAATAAGTTTTGAAGAAGCTTTTGGTACTTACATTTATAAAGACCCAATAACCATGGAAATGTTTTACTATCAAAATCCTGGAATATATAAAAAAAACGGCAGAACATTGACTTTTGTTTCAAAAGCTGCTAAATATCAAGGGAAAACAGTAAAACTTAATAAACCCTTTAGGACTCCAGACGGCCCTAAAAAGTTCAGTGTTTATGTAAAAAATGACAAAGGAAACGTCGTAAAGGTAAATTTTGGCGATCCGAATATGAAGATCAAAAAAAATATACCGGAAAGAAGGAAAAGTTTTAGAGCTAGGCATAATTGTGATAATCCTGGCCCAAAATGGAAAGCAAGATACTGGTCATGCAAGGCGTGGTAAAATGTTCACAAGCTTTATTGGTAAAATTTATAAACGCATAATTCATAAATCTTACGCGGTTTATAAAAAAATACGCTTATTATTCAATCGTGTTGATAAACCTGTTTCTTTGTCCTATAAACTTTTAAGAAAGGATGCTAAAATGGCATTAATCTATTCCGTTTCCGTTGAACCAACAAAAGATTTTGATGTTGTCAAACGTCTTTTGACCGTTATAGTTAACGGTGAGTTACAGCAAGCTTCTTTTTATGAAGCCAATGCTGTAGATTTAGGTGAACTCTCTTTTTCTCAGGGAGATAATGTTCTATTAAGTATTGTCGACTATGACGATGCTGAAAACGTCAGTGAGCCAGCAGTTCTTGAGTTTGTTGCTGCCGATACTATAGCGCCACAAACACCAAGCGGTTTTGTTGTTTCCTTATTGAGAGAAGAAACTTCAGAGGTCGCCCCAGAGGCAGAAGTTGCTCCAGAGGTCGCCCCAGAGGCAGAAGTTGCTCCAGAGGTCGCCCCAGAGGCAGAAGTTGCTCCAGAGGTTGCCCCAGAGGCAGAAGTTGCTCCAGAGGTTGCCCCAGAGGCAGAAGTTGCTCCAGAGGGTGACGCAGAGGCAGATGTTGCTCCAGAGGCAGAAGTTGCCCCAGAGGTTGCCCCAGAAGACAACCCGCCTGCTTAAAGGTAGCAATTAATCATATCTATGAT